AACACTTTACGTCCACGTCATCCAGCCGTTTCAGTTCGAGTGTATTCTTGGGGCAATTATCTACATCTTCGCCGTAGTCAGAGAACGTCGGTGTCGCCGCGAACGTAATGCCGCCGGTCGTTGCGCCCAGCTGATTTTCTGGTTCAAACGCACCGGTCGCCGGTGTGAAATCGCTCAGAATTACACCGGCGTTGATTTGCAGCTGCTTGAAGGTATCAGCAGGTATTTTTGTGAATTTTGCCATGAAATCAGTCCTTTCAGTTTGCGGTGATGTACTCGACTGTAATGTTCAAGTACCGCCGCTTGATATTTGCATCAGAATCGTCCCGGACGTTCTGGCACCACGGAGATCCGCGCTTGATCCAGATTGCGCCGTCGTCACACGGCACAAACACGCCGCCCAAGCCGATAGCGTCCGAGATTTCCTGCGCTTTCGCGTTCGGTTCTGCTTCCTGCGTGGTGTAGTACCACAGATTTACTGTCAGGCCGATTTCTCCGCTGTCCCACGCGCCTGTGATCAGTTCATAGGTCAGCCACGGGAAAACGGCGTCGTCCGGCACGCTCGAAGTCGGATACGCCGTCAGGAACTGTGAAAACCACGCGTGCAATGCTTTGTCTTTTGTCATGTCGGCAGTGCTTTCTTTTCAGCAGTGAAGTATTTCAGGGCGAAGCTTGCGGACTTCGGCGTCTGTTTGTCCTTCGGCTCGGACGTGACGCGGTACGTCTCGCCGGTCGTCTTGTCGCGGAAGAAGTCGTTATAATCGATTGGTACGGCTTTTTGCACAAGCACCGAGTAAACGCTTGTCACGCCCTCCTTCTCCGCTCTGCGAGCCTCCATGGACGTATCGAGCATCTGGTAATTTGCGAATTCCGCCCCGTCCGTCCATATCGTGACGTAACCGCCCGCTCCGTCCGGCGTCCGGCTTTTTTCGAGCAGCACGCACGGGCGGGCAAAATCATCAAGTAAACTCATATCAGATCTTCCTCCACTGGTTCATGCGCGATTTGAACGTCGTCTGCCATGTCACGGCCCCGCTCGCGGACGTGCTTCCGCTTGATCCCTTCGAGTAGCTATACCCGCCGAAGCTTTCCGAGGTGAACGGGCTTGCTGCTGCGTCGCCGTTTTTCTCCTGCCACGCTCTGATTTCAGCTTCGAGGGCGAGGACAGAAGAGGGGACGGCCATCGGCCAGATGGAGCCGTTGAAAGTCTCATCCGCCATCCCGTAATCCGGGTACTGGTGAACGCCGTCATTGAAGACAGAACCGACGATCCGGAAGAATTGCCCTTCTTGCAGGAACGGCAGCGCAATGCTGCCGTTTTCTACTGTGTACGTTCCGCTGATCCGATCCGTTTCAAACCAGTTTCGCAGAACCCCGCACAATTCGGTAAGCATTGCGCTGCCGCCTCCTTACTTTGCCGGTACCGTAGCGTTGCCTGCCTTCTGCGCCTTATAGGTCGCGTCGGCCTCAACAACAGTGATCTTCTTGCCCGTCGCTGCCGTGACATCGGACTTACCGTCCCACGTCGACCACGTTCTGACGTTCTGGCCGTAGGTGATAGTCTCAGCCGAATCGCCTACCTTGTACTTGTAGATGTTTCCGCTTGCTTCCTTCGCGGGCGTTACCGTGATCTTCGTGTTGCCGGTTGCGGTTCCGGCTGCCGAAGTAACGGTCAGCGTTCCGAGCGTCGGCGTTTCGTCGATATCCGCAACTGCGATGCCGTCCTGGTACTCCGCAAACAGGGTGAGCCCCATGATTGCGAAAGACTCAGAAACCGCCGTAGAATAGTTTCCCTGCACGTGGAAGCCAACAAGATTGGTTTCTCCGTCAGTTCTGTACTCAAGCCCGGCGCGGGAGAAATCACTGTCCGCAGGATCGATGTAGTACAGAACGATGTTTTCAACCGGCGTTGCGATCACGCGGCCGCGCTTGATTTCCTCATCGGACAGCAGAAAAACTGTGCTGTAGCCCATGAAATTCTTGATGTACTGGAAACCGAACTCGGTCTGGATGGTGATGTCCGCGCCGCCGAGGTAGTCATACAAGTCCATGACGTTCACAAAGCCGACAACGTTTGTAGCGGTTCTGTGCATCTGCTTGAACTTGTTGATAACAGCGCCCTTCGCCATCGCAAGCGCGCGCTGCCAGTTGGTTTCGCTGACGGTCAGCAGGCCGGTGTTGAGGTAGGTATAAAAGCGGTTCGTGACGTTTGTCTGAAGCTCGTAGAGGAACGCTTCATCGGTCATTGCGACTGCGACATCATAGCCGTATTCCTTGATCGCCTCGATGGAGACCGCCTTCGCGTACTTTTCGACGTTGATGTTCGCATAGTCCTTCTCAACGACCGTCGCTTTGGAGTAGGGAATCTCTTCACCTTCGCCGACGCTCTGCGCGAGCGTCACGCTTGCGGTCTTGGATTTCAGGACGGTTCCCGGCTGCTTTTTGATGGGGCGCATAATGCCGAGAATGTCGCGCAGGTGCTGCCAGTTCCGCGCAAAGCGGGTTACAAAATCGATTTCGCGAGCGGTTACCTGAACGTCGCTCGTCATGGTCAGGTTGTTTTTTGCTGCCATATTATTCTTCCTTTCCGAACAAATTGAGATTTGCGGCGATTGCTGCCTGCCGTTCAGACGCGTCCCTGATTTTGAAGATGTCGTCCCGGCTCATAGCGCCGCCGTTGTTTGCGGGCGGATCTTTGGTGTCCGCGCCCTTCTGCTTGGTGGTAACAACGAAATCTGCCCACTCTTCCTTGATGGACTTCTTCAAATCATCGGCGTTCTTGATCTTTCCGTCTTCCAATTCAACCGAAGAAAGATCGGTGACCTTCAAAACCGAATCAATTCGTTTTTCGCTGATACCCACAGACTTCAAAAGTTCCCGATACGCGGATTCTTTCGCGCTCTTGGTTTCCTTCTGCATCTGCTCTCTTTTGTAGTCGTCAAATTCCTTTTTGACTTTGTCGTGCTTATCCTTCCAGCCATCGTCGCCTTTGGCTTTCAGGTTTTCAAGCTCCGCCTGTACTCCGGGGAGCTTTTCGGCGTCTTCCTTATACCGTGCAAGGTCGGTTTTCAGCCCGTCTACGGTATCGGTGTGTGCCTCAATGATCGTATCCATCTGCTCTTCGGTAAGCCCCATGCCCTTCAGGAGCTTTCGCGTCAGTGCCATGTTCTATCTTCCTTTCCCTTGTCGGCGGTGCTTTGCCGCGACAGAACAAAAAATGTGGCAACAGTCATTTCTTTGCTGTTACCACACTTATACCGTATATTTATGGCTCTGGGACGCAATCTTTATCCGTTTTTCATCTCATCTTCGACGATTTTCCGGTATTGCGCCGAATGGTCCGCTGCTGCGGGCTTCAAATACGGCTGTGCTTTGTTTCCGGCCGTCCAGTGCCAGTTCCCCTTTGCGTCCTGATACACCCACGGCGTAGGTCTCCCGCCCGGATAATACTTACCGGTTCCGAGTTCGACGTATGCGGCATATTCCGTGTCACTTCCGATGTATGCAGCCGGTTCCCCTTCATCTACGCGGTGCGTGATACTGTTCCTCAGATTGCCGGTGTCCACCGGGCACAGCCGCTTCGCGTACTTTTCAGCCGTCATTCCAATCTTTTCGAGGGCGCGAATCAGCGCGTCGTGCATAGCAGACTTCACTTCTTCGGAATTGTCGATAAATTCAACGCTCATCGCCGATCACCTTCAAACACCGTTTCCATTCGCGTTTCTTTTCGGATTCTGGTTTCTGCTCAATGAGTGTGCATATAAGCGTACTCCATCGTTTTAGGTTCTCGCCGTTCGCATCTTTGTTTTCCAAAAACGCTAAAGTCTGCTTCATGGGGAGCAATTCCGCTCGCGTAATAAACGATTTCACAAAATCCCGAGAACAGCCAAGCTTTTCACATTTTGCGAACACGGCTCCAAGGTCTCTATTCTCTTGCAAAGCGTGTTTTTCGCGCAACTTTTTTGCGTACTCACTCAACGTCCATCACCATCCTTATGTAATAATGGTATTCGCCCATGCTTTCGTCCTCGCGGACTTCCTTAATCGTAAATGTTGAACCGCGCTTAAGTAAAAATTCGTACTCAGTATCTTGGAACTGCCCAGCAAGCTGATTGACATATGCTCCGCGCCCCGTTCCAGCGGGAATTTCGATATCAAGGATTGTCGGTTTTGCAGTTGCAACGCCATTGTTTCGGACAACCGTCGTGCTGGAATACGCCGATTCTCGAAATTTTTTTCCTATGAGTTCGCTCAAACTATCCTGAACGTCATTATCTTCCACGAGCCTATCAATAACGTCGTTCATCACGCCGCGCTGGACACGAATATTGTCTTTTAACTCATATCGGCTTATTGCGCTATCAAGCCCTTTTATTTGCTGTTTAACAAATTCAGCATTGATATTTTCCCAATCGCCAGTTTTACGCAAATATGAGTTTATGTCGTAATACCCGCCGCCGGTATAATCGCCGATAGCGTAATCTTCATCTTCCGTCAAAGACTTTTGCCATTGCGCATGCTTGCTGCGTTTCTTCGCAAGCAGCCCACGTTCATCTCCGTCGTAATAGAAGAAATCATTTGCCGCATCGCCGGTGTCAAACTGTCTGTATGTTTTTATTATAGCAGATTCCTCGCCATCTGCAACTTTATTTGTCCCTTGCTTCCACCCCGCCCATTCTGCGTATGTCATATTTTCAATAAGCTCATTTTGCTCTGTCTCTTGATTCCTGGCGCGGCGCTTGCCTCCGGAGGTGTCGATTCCTTCGATCTCGGATACCAGCGTGCAGCGGCAGTTATAGATTTCGGACGGTGGGCCGTTCGGGTCGCCTGGGTAGCGGCAGCCGTTGGAGAACTTTTTGTCGTTATCCACGATCTCGCCGTCGAGCATGGCGTGGGAGTGGCGGGTTCTTCCGTCGAGCGTCGCCATCCATTGTTTTCTGCACTTGATTCCCATTTTCTCGGCAGCATAATAGGAATCCAGCCGCCCGGCGTTCTGTGCGCCGGTAACGGCTGTGCGGGCCGTCCGGATGGCGCTGTCGCGGTTCATGGTTGTAATGCGGCTTTGCAGATCATCCGCCATGCCTTTGATGCTCCGGCCCTGTAAAATGGAACTGGTGACGCTGGCCGTGATCTGCTTTTTCCCGTATGCAAGATCTATCCCGCGGTTGAGCGCCCGCTTTTCCGGATAGTACGGCATAAGCTCCGGCTGCTCGGAGATCAGGCGCTTCACGGTCTGTTCGTCCCAGATGTCGAAGCCGACATCTCCGGTCACCTGCTCAATGGTGTACGCCGCGAAATTTCGGTTCAAGCTGTAAATGCCCGGCGTTGCATCGTTTACATACGCAACAGCAGCAACGTTTGCATTTGTCATGCGCTCTGCGACCTTATCCCGTAGCGCCTCAAAGCGCCTTCCACGCCCGATCTGCGCAAGCCGCCATTGCTTGTATTGATCCTCCGAGATCTCCCCAGCGTCCAGCCGCGCCTTTTCCACCGCGTCACGCGCTGCAAATTTACCGAAGTAATCCCTGATCGTATCTGTCAGATCGTTATACGCTTCCCTATATATCGCAGCAATCCGCTTTTCAAGCTTTGCGAGCTCTGCGTCGGTCATTTTCTGCCCGGCGGTGTTGCTTGTGCTCATACACTTCTATCCGCCCCGCCGAGCACGGCGCAGACGAGGGTGACGATGATGGTCTTGCTGTCCATGGCTATGTACCTTCTTCCGTGATCTTCTTCCACCCGTCCGGGTTAACGGATGGGTTCCAGACGTTGGCGGCGAGCAGGGATTCGTAGAGCTCGTCCTGCCACCAGCCTTTTTCGCCTTTGGAGAATGCAAGGCCGGCGGTGATGGTCTCGGGGATGATGCGGAAGCCCTGCTTGTAGGCGATGTCTTCCCAGAGGGCCGGGGCGGCGTCCGGGGTGTTCTGGGCCGTGTCCCAGAGGTCGGAGGCGGCGCGCTTGATGGTGCCGCCCCAGTTGATGCGCGTGCCGGCTTTGACGAGGCTGCCAGAGCCGGTCAGGCGGGTGAAAAGCTCCGGCGCGAGACTCGCGTCGGCGTCGGTGAGACTGGCTGCGCTTTTGACGATATAGGGGCGCAGCGCCCGCGCCCGCTCGGTGTAGGTGCTCATGCTATTCCGCCTCCCCGAGCAGGATCTTCGCGGCGGTCTCTGCATCCGTCAGCGGCAATGCTGCACCCATTTCCTCATAGCTGCCTTCTGGCTCAGTACCTTTCAGCGTATGGTCTGTGAGATGAAACACCATGTCAGAAAGCACCTGATGTTCAGTTCCTTCTTCATCCATAATAGTCACAGCCATCTTCGCGCAAAATCCTTCTGCCTGATCTTCCTTGCACGGGACATAACAACCGTTGCCGTGTAGTCGAATGGGCACAATACTGTCCGCATACCCGGCAAACGCACCGTCCTGTTTTACTGCATACATGGCGTCCCTCCAAATTTCTCTTGATAGATTTTCTCCAATCGCTCTGTACTTGCGGTTCTCAACCGATTTTTCCAGTACCCGTTTTCCTGCCCCGGCCATTTATCATCCGTAAAGTCTTCGCCGCAGCCGTTTTTTTCATACCAGCGATAAAGGCGCTCAAGCATTTCCTGCCGCATCGCGCCTTCTGGTGTATTCTGTCTAAAATGCGTCCATCCGTTTTCAGATGTCGTAGCGCATATCCGCCTGCCGTCCGCTGCAAACAGGAACCCTTCAATCTCCGATACAACAGTTCCGTACCGGAGATTAAATGCTCCATCGATGCCATTCCCACGGAACCGCTTATACACGATATATTCCATGCGCTTCTCCCTCATACGCAAAAGCCGGGCGCGAAGCCGAAGGAAGCGCGCCCGGTGCGGTCTTCGACTGTCCCGTTGGTGTTCACATTCTCGAAACCGTCGGAGCTGCTCGCAAGCGGAGAACGGAGCCACCAACGAGCGGCGGCGCTCGTTCCGTTGTGCTTGTACTTTACCTTGCTGTTTCCAGCGGAATAATAGGCGTACTGCGCTTGCTTACTCGCCTCGTTCGAGTTTGCTCTCGAAATGCTCCCGAAAACCTCAAACTCCGAGAGGAGGAAAAAGTAATCCTTTGTCGCCGTGACCGCACTCGCGGATGTGCTATTATTTCCCGTATTGTCCGTGTACTTGGTAACGGACTTTAGGACTGCACGGAGCGCCGCCGGAATGACTGCGATAATCGTTCCGGAATAGCTCGAGAGGCTTGTCCCGCAAATATTTGTACGCATTTGCGAGCTCGCCCATCCGCCGGAGTTCGTTGCACTACTGTTCATAGAGAAATAGCCGGTTGTCGAAACGGGCGAGGTATAGTAACTATCGCAGAAACACACGTCCGTACCGCCGGAGAGCGCGGTCTTTGCAAGTTGGAAATGGATACGGTTTTCCCCTTCTAGGCTCGCGTTATGGTTAAATCCAATAATGAACGCATATGTTGTGTAATTAGATAGTGTAAGATGTCCAACCGTGCCGTTTAGCGTTACCGCCTTTCGGTCGCCAATGCTCCAATAGTTCGCGCCCTGTCCCGCGTCGGATATATCTTTTATTGTTTCCCAAGTATTTTTATTCAGTGTCGGATATACAAAATTAAGCGACACCGCGTAGCTGTCCGTGATAGCTACGGCTTTTGTGCCAGATGTTTTCCCGTCCAGCGTAGCGGATACTCTCCATGTGCCGATCTCCGGAACGGTAAGCGTACAAACTCCGGTGCTGTCAGATGTTCCGGTTATCGTTTTGGAGCCGTTTGTCGCCGTGACCGTCGCACCGGCAGATACTGTTACGATCAGCTGCAGAGCGATTCCGGTCTGAATCGTACCGATTACTGCGGCAAGCCCTTCGATGGTCTGTGCCGCAGGGGCTGTGCCTCCTTTGGCCTCCACTGCGTCATACGCCGCGCCGACTGCCGTTATAATGCGGTCGATTTCTGTCTGTACGCTCATGTCTGTTCCTCCTTTAAATCGCGGCGAGGGCGTTTTCGATGTCGTCTGTCAGGCCGACTGTGCCGCCGGAGGTATAGCCTGCGGGAATGGCTACGCTGGTCTGCGTGAGGCCGTCGATGGTCTTTGCAATCGCGCCGTTGTTGGCCATGGTGCCCTCTACCTTGCTGCCATTGGCCAGCACGATGAACTTTCCGTCCAGCACGTCAGCGGCTGCGGCCGTGACGCCGGAAACGTCCTTGTATTTGGCCGGGATCGCGCCGACGGTTACCTTGCCGAGAACCTTGCCCTTCGTGGGCGTGATGTCCTGCGCGGCCTCGGCAGGCGTGGCGGACTTGGTTTCCAGCACGACGGATACCTTGCCCGCGCCGGAGTGCTTGCCCGCCGGGACGGTGTATTCCTGATTGCTGGCCGTCGCGTCCAGCACCTTGGATACCGCGCCGTTATCCGGCATGGTGCCAGCCTGCGTTACGCCGTCTGCATCGATAAATACCTTATTCGCCAGCACGTCGCCTGGCGCGGCCGTTGTCGCGGAGACGTCCTGATAGTTTTCCGGAATCGCGCCGACGGTCACGCCGGACAGGCCGTAATAGCCCTGATCGGGCGTGACGGCCTGCTGCTCCTTGGTCGGCGTGACGGTCTTGGCTTGCAGCTGGTAGTTGCCGCCGCCTCCGACGCCCTTGACCGTGCCAGTGCCGTCGTGATAGCCCTTCGGGACGGTGTAGCTCTCCCCCTCTTTTACCTGCGCGTCGACCGCGCCGTTATTCTTGATGGCGGCGGCCTTGTCGGCCAGCGCGTCGAGCTTGTCCGTGCTCGCGGCGAGGCCGAGGCCGACGAGCCATGTGCGCAGCTTGTTCCGCGCGGTCTGTAATCTTGTAATTTCAGTCTGTGTGCTCATAAAATCCTCTCCTTAAATCGTCGCGAGCAGCGCGTTGATGTTGCCTACCTCCGCAAACACGGCGGCGGAGGTTACGGGCTTGGTGTTGTCCTTTTCGACTGCGTCCGCCGTATCGACGGACAGGGTGTTCGTTTCGGCGTCCAGCTTGAGGCCGGGGCCGATGTTGTAGCCGCCGGAGCCGCCGCCGGCACGCACGGAAACGTTAAAGGAAACGTCGATCGGGTCGCGGTTCTTGAGTTCAAATTCAATGCCGCCCATCACAACACCGCCTTTGAAAGCGCGTGCGCAACGTCGATCTGCTTGATCTCCGAGCCAATCACGTCACCGCTCTTGAATTTCACGCGCACCTGCATCTGGCAGAGCTTCGGGAGCCGAAAGGTCTCCTGCTGGGTGAGGGGAATGTGGAACTTTCCGTCCGAGTATTCCGCGTCCCCCGGATAAATTTTTTTGAAATTGAATAAAGTGAACTCAACCGTCTTGACATCCGAAATATTGATGGGGGAACCGTTGTTTTTGATTGTAACATCGAGGCTGTACGCATCACCCTGTACCATGCTGCTCATACGTCTATTCCTCCATATCTTTCGTGGAATATCGCTCTAATTCTTCCGCGCTTTTCCTCTTCAAAATGTTTGCAATTTCCTCCTGCGTAAGCCACGGCAGCTTGCTCAGAATCGTTTCGTCGTCAAGGTAGCTCGCAGCAAGCAGCACCATCTGCGTCTGCTCCAGCTGGTTCACGATCTTCGAACGCGTAAATGTCGGATCATCGTCAATGCCGATCAGTGCAAAAAGCTGATACAGGAAATCACCGACGCAGTATTCGAATTCGTCGACTTTGTTATCCATCTGCTGGTATGCCGCCGTGATCTCAGTCGCAGTCTTTTGCCCGCCCTGTATTTTCGTGGTGTCCAGCATCTGAAAGTCCCTGTAAAGATCGTCGCTGAGTCTGCTCAGCAGCGCTTCCCGCGCCTCGACTGGAATCGTAAGCGTGTGGGCCTCCGCCTTTGCGCCGTCGTCGTCCACAAGGCCAACTCCGATCCTCCGCATAGTTTCTTTGAACCGCGCCATATCGATTTCGTCCATGCCGCCTGCGTTGGAGATCGTCCAGTAGATAATCGATGCGTCATCGACGGTATCCGCGAAACCGGATTTGATCAGATCGTAGCAATCGATTGCCTCTCGTTGGCCAACAAGCTCGGACTGCCGGGCGCGATTGCCGTACATGGGGATGATCGGGAATCCGGGGTAATTCTGATACTCCAAGATTTCTGTTCCGTCCACCTCAGACGAGGCTTCGACGGAGATATAGCCGCGTTTCGGGGCTAAAATCTCCATCTCTTTCCCGCTCCTGCGGATGAATTGTGTGAATCCGTCCGGCTCGTACAGTGTCGCTCGCAGCGGCTTGTTCGCCGCTACCTGCCAGACCCGAATACCGGCGCGAAGCGATCCGTTTTCCTCATCCAGCAGCGGCACAAATTCTAGGACCGTGAACACTTCCAAATGATCGAGGTTCCAGAAGCCATAGGCCACGCCGCCGACGAGCGCCGAGCGCGCCAACTCCTGAATCTGATTGTCAAATTTTCTGCCGAGCCGCTTCTTGTTCTCTGCATTTTTCAGTGTCACGCCGTTACTAAGCAGATACTGTGTTTCCTGCCGCATGAAAATCGGAAAGAATGCGCTGCGGAGCTTGTAATTTGCGCTATAGTTGTCCGGGATAGCCTTCCCGGACAGCGTATAAAGCAGCTTCTGCACGGTAATGATGGTAACATTTCGGTGCTCGTCGTATTCCCGCGCAATTTTTGCCTGCTGGTACAAATCCGAGTTTTTATGATCGTTGATTGCCGCCAGAACAAATTCCATTCTGTCCCGATCCGATTTCTCGGCAACCTCTAAAAAATCCTGATATGTTTTCATGCTTCACCTTCTTATCTCGCCAGCTCCGGCACGAAGATATGTTCCTTAAACGCCTTTTTCAGCACTGTCATCGCCATATAGCGAACCTCATCCATCGCGTGATCGTTTTCCTTTACAACGCGGTCGACTTCGCTTTTTTCGTCCCAACGATACAGGCCGAACTCCCGGATTGTATTCTCGCAGCTTTCATGAATCTTGATTTTTCCATTTCGCAAAAAATCAGACACAGTTCGGATTCCATTCATAACGTCATTGTCTGCGTGCCTGACCTTAAATCTGCCTCGCCTGCGAAGCGCCTCGCTAAAAGACGCCGCTGACGGATCAACGACAACTGCCCGAATCGTTTTTTCTCCGGCCAGCCTCTCGACCATATCGCAGTATTCCTCATCGGTCTTCTGCGCCCTTGTCTCGCGTCCGCTGTAATAGATTTCTGCAATGCGCACAGCGGACCTCTTCCCAACACACCATAACCCGGCAGAAAACGGGTTCAGCGTGCCATAGTCTATAGATATATAATAATCTCCGGCGTCCGGGATCTCCTGCGTGATGCAGTCATCTCCAAACATCGGATATACCAGTCCTTCGGCACGTACCCAGAGGCCGAGAATGTAGCGGTCGTAATAAACCGTCCCTTCGTATTCTTTTTTCAGATTTTCTTTAAAAGATTCCGGCAGGAACGGATTGTCGTCTATTGTGTATGTCTGGCTGAAAATGTCCGCGTTGCTATCAAGGAATTTTTTCAGCCAGTGGTCAGGATATTGCGGATTGAACGTCCCATCAAAACAGGAGTATTCCTTATCAAGACGGCTTTTTAGCAGCGCGAAGACTTCTTCCGACCAGTCCGCGACCTCGTCGCCGTAGCAATATTTAATCGACGCGCCGCGGATCTTTGAAACCTGAGAAACCTTTTCCGCACCGAGGCAATAGCACTTTTCCCCGAAAATCCACGCTGTGTTGTCGCTGGAGATTGTTCCGACAAGCATATCGCCATACAGGTTCCGCATCGGCTCCAGCACATTTCGCTCAATCGTGGATTTTGTTACGCCGAGAATGACGGCCAGACCATCTTTTCCGATTCGCTCACGAATCCGGATCGGTATGATCCATCGAAAATCGAGGTAAGTCTTCCCGCTTCTGGTGGCTCCGCCCTTGAAGTTCCATCGATGCGTCCCGTATTTTACAAATTCACGTTGTTTCGGACTTAACAGCATCTTGGAACTCCTTCAGCATCGAATCAAGCTTCTCCATTGTCGTCCTGTTGCGGTCGGAAGCAGCTGCGTAGCGTTTCATAAGACTGTCACCGGCTTTCAGCCGGTCGGACAGCGATGCGTCCATGCCGAACTGGTCTTTGACCTCCCCGCGCATGACCGCAGTGTAAAATTTCAGAATTTCGTTAGAATCTGCGACAAGTGCAGCCTCTTGTTCGTCCAGCCTGCGCTTTATATACGCAGAAATAGCTGGTTTTGATAGGTTTTCTGCCGCAATCACTCTGCATGATGTTTCTTTGTACCCGGCCTTTTTCGCTGCTTCTGTCGCGTTCCCGGATTTCAGATATTCTTCGCAGAATCGTCTCTGCTTCGGCGTAAGTTTTTCATCCGCCATCGCTGTAAAGGCTTGCCAGCAGCTTCACCACATCCGCGATCTGGTAAGTTTCCAGCAAAGTGACATTCTTCGGTTTTTCATCAGGTCGATATTCGTAAACCATGTATTTCGTCACCATCCTGTCATTTTTCGCGGAATAGGTCTGCATTTGATTGATTTTTATTTTGATTCCGTGGTACAAGAGCGCTGTTTGCAGCTTGTGTGCAAGGGCGCGCAAACTCGCCATAGCCGCTCCTTTCTGCCTCATTCTTTCGTTCTCGTGTCTCCGTGTGTGAATAAATATATTTATTCACACCGGAGAACACGAGAACAGGAGGAGGAGGTTTCCGCAGAACGCTGCGGTGCCGATGAAGAAGAGCGTAGAGTTGATCTCTACGCCCTTATAGTAAATGTTAAATTTGGCTCTGGGACGCAGACTTTTTCATAAAAGCCCTCTTTTTTGCCCCACAAGGCGAATAAATTGCCTGTGCCACTCCTGCGCGGTGCGCTCCGAGACGTAGCACGCAAGCGCAGCCCCCTGAAGCGTGTGCGTCCGCTTCCAAAGAACCAAATCTATGAGCCGGAGTCGCTCCGCGCCGTCAACGAGTCGTTCCGTCTCTGCGATTGCATCCTCAACGGCAGCGCGCTCGGCCCTCGTCATCAGCCCGCCGCCCTTATAGCTGCGAATCATCCATTTTGCATAGGCCCACCAGCCGTATCGCGGCGTGCTCATTTGAAAACTCCCGCGTCTTCATCGTCGTACTTTGCACCCTTAATCTGTTCCATCGTCTACGCCCTCCATCATGGCCTTGATTTCTGCTGCATTTGCCTTAATAATGTCCAGCACGATCTCGCTCTGGATATGGTGGGCAAACACGGCCTTGTCCTGTGCGTCCGCATTGTAGTAGCCCGTAAGCGTATTGCCCGCTTCCGTTTTTGCCACAATCGCGATTGCAAGCGGCTTGGATTTATAGAGCGCTTGCAACGCCTTTTCCAGCCACGCCGCATATTCCTGCTCTGTGATCCCGCCCATCAGTAATGTTGCCTCCCTTCACGTCTTGCGCGGTTCGCATCGTGCAGCGTCCGCATACAGCCCCGTGTTGTTGCATATCTCGCTGCGTCCTTCGATTGCTCCTGCTTGTATCTGTCCGCCTCCCGGCGGAATGCTATGTATCGGGTGCAGTCCGTGTGACAGCCGGTGTGCCTGTCCGCGCAGCCCTTACACGGAGCCTGCACCGGTGTAAGCCCTAGATTTCCCTGCATTCGTCCACCCTCACACATACGCGCTTGCCGTTTACCGCAACGACATAGCCAGTCCGGTTTGTCCTGTATTTGTATTTCTCGGCGGGATACACCCGCCCGCAGACAGGCCGCATTTCTGGATATACCGGGATCGAGCACGTGATCAGGATCCGCACGCGCTCCGCCCGGCCCATCACAGCGTCCCTATGTGCCGTCCATGCGCACGCCTCGCTGCAAAAATTGTATTTTGCCTTGTACTTCGACGGTGCGCGCATAAACGTCTTCCCGCAGGCATCGCACGTCAGCTGCATCGGCGGTCTTGGCGGCTTACGCTGCATCTTGCTCATAGCTTTACCCCCTTGATGTACTTATCGAAATACGTCACGGCGACCGCCATCGCCGCCCACATATCCGCCGAGAAGCCGTAGAAGAAGCCGGGATTCTTCTTTGTGCCCTTGCCGAAATTCGGCTGGCCGGGCGCATAGCGGTCAACGAGGGCCTGCCGGATGTTGGCATCTTTGGCAGATAGTGAACCGCACAGATCCAGCTTTTCTTCCCGGCGGTAGATCCTCTTCGGCTCATATCCGCCCGACCTCAACGCGATTTCCCAGAATCGCCCGACCCAGACGCAGGTGTCGAACACCTCTTGTCCGACCGTCATGCCCATGCCCGCGATCATCTCGATTGCAACGTCTATGCAGTTCGCATAAAGCTTCCGATCCAGCATATCAGTCACTGCCGGGTTCTCGATCTTCCCGGCCTCCAGCACGCGGCGAATTTCTTCGCCGTCGTGCTCGACCATCACATAGCCGGATTGAATATTGCCGGGGTCAATCGCCAGAATTGTGCCCATCGAGCCACCTCCTTTGTTCAAAGTCCTTGCATTCCTCTCCGGAAAAGTACATCCGTTCAAATTCCTTCTCCGAGAACCGTTCGGCCTTGTGCTTCAAACACCGGTACGGATAAACGTAGTTCTTTCTGTATTCCAGGTTCTTGCAGGTCAAGCAGCAATCCTGCATCAGCTTCCCTCCTTTCGCGCTCCCACGAGCAAACCGCAGTCCGCTCATTCGGCAGCTCCATCCATCTTCGCCCCGCATAGTCTGCAATAATAGCTGTCGTTAGATTCTGCGTTGCCGCATTCACTACAAGTGAATACACCGTCTTCATGGTGAATCCACCGCCCATGTCGCACCACCGCAACGTCGGCGGCGGGCGCGTTTCTTATCTCTCTTAGTGCAACTGAATACGCATAATGCTCACCAGATTCTTCCGTTGTGTGCTCCTCGTAATACTTCATCCGCGCAACTAAACTGCTCCTATCAAGATACTCAGCGATCATTTGAATGGTTTGCCTCCTTATCGAACGATGAAAGCACGCTGTCGTCCAAAAACGCACGCGCCGTGTATTTCCCGCCGCATTCGCACGGCTCTTTTGTCCGGTAAACTGTCCAGTTCGGAGTCGATAGCTTGTTGTCCACCGGCGCGACCTTCCCACACCGCTCGCAGACCGGCGTCATATCCATCATGTTTTTACGTTTTTCCATTCTTCTTGCCCTCCATTCTTGCCCGCAGCAGCTTCGCGTACAGTTTGATCGCCAGCGTGTCCTATACCACACCGGCGTTTGTCTTCCAGCGCGGCTTTGCCGTCAGCCCCCAGTTTGCATGGTTCCGGCTCGTGCCGATAGACATGAGGATCTTTCTTGCGCGTTTTCTGGTCATGCCTTGCCCTCCGTTTCCTCGGCGGAATTGCGCGTCAGTACCCACAACTCCCCGGCTCTCTTGAGCCAGTAGAGCCAGTCCGCCATAATTGCATCAATCACCGCAGCCGCCTTGTCGTGCGGCATGGCGAGAATCGCCTCCGAGGAAAGCTCCGTCGTATTATCTTCCATCACGGATTCATACAAGCGGCTACGGATTGGGATTCTGCAATACTTTTCCTGTCCATCAATTGTCCCACGGATTACTCCCTGGTTGCTCATGCCTTTCCCTCCATTTCCTGCAAAGCCTTCTCGGCTTCTTCTCGGGTTAAAAATACGGTTTTGCCGATGTCCTCCGGCCTGATCGTGCCGAGCCCTAGCGTATTCAGCACGGTTCGCCCGTTCAGCGTGCTCACATCCGATACGGTAAAACTATATACCCGCTTAACCGGGTGATTGCAGTACGTCCACAGTTCATCTCCCTGCCTGCACGGCAGCACCACCACGCGCCCGTCCTTGTCTGCCTCGGCAAGCTCGCGGAGGCGATTTGGGATTTTTCCTTTGGCTCCATCCAGTGTCCCGACATAATACGCCATACTGCTTTTAACCGTCTCGTAGCACTCACAGCCAGTGGCGCTACGCTGTGCCATCGGCTCGCCGCATTGTCTGGAGCACGCAAAAAAATGGATGCACTCTTCACAAGCTCTTTCAAGATTTTCTTTAGGTGGCATTATTCCCCTCCGGCGCTTCCGGCAGCGGCATCCAGTGGGTGACCTCCACGTCTTGCCCCCATGTATCAAACCATTCGCCGTATGCGTAATTTGCAATGAGTGCATCCCCGTCAGCATTTAGCGCAAGCTGCGGCATATCATACTCTGGCGTTTTTTCTGTCACGGAAATCCACCGCTTCTTCTCCCGCAGCGCCGCGTTCTCGGCGGTCAGACGCTCGATGAGGTCGGCTGCGGCCGTATTTACCTCGTCAAAACAGTCTTCGTTCCCTACTGCGGGGCAGTTTTCGCACGAGACTCCAAATTTGCAGTACCGCAGCGCCTGCACGATTTCCTTTTCTGTCATAGCGTGTCCTCCTCCATTCCTTCAAGAACCATTTGTCCCGGCAAAACGCCGTCCTCCAGACTCCAGTGCAGGACGTCTTCGCCGGTCTGCCAATCGCACGGCAGGCCGCGGCTGCGGCGCTCCTCGATCATCCGGCCATAAGCCCGGATGTAGGCATCCCGGTATCCGGGGTAGCGCGCGAGCTGCACCTTCCGGTGCTTGCCCGCCATCGGGCAATTGATGCAGCCCACGCGATCTTCGCCGCAGGCGTAAAGCGGATTCATACAGATCTTTTCTGCTGCGCAGTAATCCCAGATGGATTCGGTCGGCCAATCGATAATCGGATTGACCGTTCGGGTCCCCTTGAGCTGGCAATTTTCTATCAGCATCCGGCTTTCGTCATTGTCGTTCATCAGTGTCAGCCGCTTGGATTTATCCCTGTGCAGGGCCTCCATAACGCCACGGGATTTGCGCTTTTGCGATTCCTCCCAGCGGACGCCGGTCGCGATCCACCTGCCACGTCCGCTGGTCTCTTTGAGCGCCGCGCAGCAGTAGCGCATAATGCGTGTCGGCGGCACCAGCTTCAGCGGGATTAGTCGCCACATGGTCATGTACGTCCCATCCGGCTGCTTGTGCTTATCGATATCGCACGGTACGCCCGCCAGCTCCAGCCTTCGGAATGTTTCCCGCACATGCCAGACGGTCTCCGGCGCATCAGCTGTCGTCAGCGAGTGTAGCGCCTCATACGGGATTCCTGCCGCGCCCGCCAGATGCAGCAGCACGTCCGAGTCCTTGCCGCCCGAGTAGGTAATCACAAGCGGCTGCTTGTACAGGCGCAGGCTCATATCCGAGGCCATTCGTAGCCGCTCAATCGCGGTTTGTTCTAAGTCCATTGCCGTCCTCCCTCCCCGGCGTAAGCTTGGCCAGCATGATCTGGCCCAGATCCGCCACATACACCAGCCGCCCGCGGCTATACACCATCAACTTGTCGCCCTGGATTTCCATCCGGTCTGCCTCGATGTTCGTCAGCTCGTGGCAGCAATCGCAAACAAATCTCATGTCTTGTCCCCCTTGTTTTCCGCAAGCATTCGCTCGACCGCCTCCAGCTGGAACGCATCAAGTTCGTCCCCGTGGCGCTGCACGCCTTGCTGCAATCGGGCAGCGCCCTTTGACACCGGCCCCATCACCCTGTCCACAGCTGCACGCTCTAACGGATTCAGTTCGTCATGGTGTCCCTGCACGCCGTAGCCGGGCTTTGCAGCGCGGCCGAGCGCCGCAGGGCGTGTGCTGGCCTCTTTCAGCCAGTCAAACACGATCCCCTTGTAATTTGCGGCCATAGAGCGGGTTATCACGTCGATCATTGCAGCCTCGCCATATTCCTCTGCGGCTTTCGTGATCTGTGTGACAAGGCTTTGCAGGCCAACAGGCTTATACTCCTCCCGTCGTTCGCCCTTGTACGCCACCCATTTTTCAACTGATTCGCGCAGCGTGGGGGGAAGGGGGGAAAGAATACTGTCCATGTCCTTGTCCTTTTCCTTTTCCTTTGTCCTTTTCCTTTGTCCATAGCTTTTTTTGCTTTCCTCGGAAAGCATTTGCTTTTTTTGCTTTTCGTTGCTTTCGTCAAAAGCATTTGCTTTTTCGGATTCAGGCCGACCGCCCTGCTTTCCTGCCTCGATTCTGGACGCGGAGACGGCTTTTTGCGCCGCTACGGATTCGTCAATGTCCCGTCGAATCGCAGGCCAAATGAAACGTTCACTCCCGCTGAACTCTGGCTCTGCTCCCGACTCGCGATAATCCATCGCAGCCAGCACCAAGCGCCCCACCTCAGCAGCACTGTACGCCTCGAAATAGCTCCTGTAACTCAGCCACAGCTTGACGTATTCCTTTTTATCTCCCATCCGTCAGCCCTCAGAACGGCAGGTCGTCGTCGCTTTCGTCAAGCTGTTTGAACTCCTCTGCGCTGGCCGGTGCAGCCGTTACAAAGGATTCTGCCTTGCTGGGCTTGAGATACCGGATACAGTCGCGCGTCACACCGTCATTGCCCTCAAACGGCTCCATGTGCAAAATGCAGTTGCGGCCTATCAGATCGTCAAGTTCAAAATCTGTGCCCGGCTCAATGCCAAGCGCGTTTGCATACTTGCCGATCTTGTCAGCGTCGTACTCGCCGGTGTCGCGGTCGGGCCAGAAGTTCTTGAAGATGTGCTTCTTCTGGTATTCCTGCTCGACGTCCTCACGGACAACGAAATCGAACTTGATGCACTCATTTCCGTTCTTCGTTACGCTGTAGCCGCACGATTTCAAATAGCACTCATAGTCGCCAGCCTTCATCAGGCCGCCATCATTCTTTACTGCCTTAAATCCCATCTACTTTGTCCATCCTTTCAGTGTTCATTTCCCAATGTGTAAAATAATCGTTGATATATCCATTTGCCAAAAGCCAGTTGATAAAGTGGGAGATCGTATCTTCGATAGGCTCGAAATCGCCGCGTCGGTATGTTTCCGCGTAGGTGCTTGTTCCGTCGAAGATCAGATATGTAAATTTCGACGCGCCGGGTAGCAGATGCAGATACATCGGGTGCTGCGGGCTGTGCAGGTACTTGCCGTATTCGTACCGCTGTACACGCTTGATATCGTAGATGATTCCGGCCTTTACGTAGTCGCAGACGCCGTATAACTGGAAATCCAAGCCCGCCACACGAAGCCGTCCGGCAACCGGCACTTGCGGTTGACCTCCTGTACAGATACGGGAAAACTTTGCTACAGCCCGGTCGTATTTCTCGCTGACAGGCTCAATTGGTACGCCAGCAACCGTGCTGTTGATCGCCGCCTCGAAGTCAATGCCAGCCTGCATCGCCTGCGTTGTTTCCTTCTCTTCACGCCGAAGCGTGGAGAGGAAGGAGGACAGCGCCGCGTCCGCATACGCATCATCCGCATCAAGAAAGTGCTTCCAGCTGCTCAGCAGGCTTTGTGTCAACCAATACATAGGCCCCAGCCTCCTTATCGTATTTCAGCCCAAGCTCTTTGCATTTGCGCTTGAATTCTGCGCCGAGTTCTGCCGCGCTCGTCAGCGCGTGCTCGATCTTTGCAAGCCCTTCTCGTGCTTTGAGCGCTGTTTCGGGGTCGCCGACAAGGGCGATAAAGGCGCGCCCGGATTTCATTGCTGCGTCGTAGGCTGCTTTCTCACCGTTGTAGATTGCGGCCTGCGCATTGATATCCTCCTGCGCCTTACGGAACAGATCTGTTAGGAACGTGGACTTCTGGCCGGGCTTGAGTTCCGGCAGCTGCATCACGCCGCGCACACCGAAGCAGCCTTTTGCAAAGTATTCGTCTGTCGGTGTAAAGCCGATCATGCGCTTGTTGCCCATCATGAACATATAGCCGCCGAAGTCCGCAGGCGTCCAGACGATATCTTTTGCGCCGCCCTCGCAGGAAAGGCGCGTCTGGATGGTGTCGCCCTTCTGCTGTTCCGTCGTGTGGAACACCACGATCAAATGCTTCCTGTCCTTTGCGCGGATCTGGTAACACAGCCGGTCGAACTCGGATTTGATCACGCCGTACATGGCGCGCCCATCCTTCGTGGCCTTGCTGTCCTGCTTCTTTGCCCAGTCCTTCATCAGCTGTACCAGCATACCGCCGGTATCGATCACGACGGACTCAGCCGCCTTGTATTCGTCGGAGTCCATATCGCCAAGCATTTCTTCGTAGGATTCCACCACAGACGTCACGCCGCGCTGCTCCGGCCTGACGCGGGCAATGCCATTGTCCGTGTCGAACAGAAACGGCTTCGGGGCCGAAAGGGCCAGTGTCGTCTTGCCCAATCCGGGCTGCCCGGAAATGATGCACATGAATTTCTTGTTGCTGAAATCCAGTTCAGCGGGTTTCTTGATTGCCATTTACCTTACCTCCTCAAATTCACCGTTCTTCAGCCGATACCAGGTATCGGCCTTGATCTTCTCGCCGTCGACAATTGCCGCCTTGACAGCAATAATCGGATGTGCCTCCCCGTCCCATTCGCCGCGCTCGACACAGCAGATCGCGCAGCCAAGAGCACCCATTGCTTTACACTCATATCCAGCTGCAAGAGCAACACCGGCTTTGCCCGTGGCGGAGGCCGCGCCCCGATCGCCTGTGGCCGAGGCCGCGCCCTGATCGCCTGTGGCCGATGCTGCGCCCTGATAGCCTGTGGCGGAGGCCGCGCCCTGATAGCCTGTGGCCGAGGCTGCGCCCTGATAGCCTGTGGCGGAGGCCGCGCCCCGATCGCCTGTGGCCGAGGCTGCGCCCCGATAGCCTGTGGCCGATGCTGCGCCCTGATTGCCTGTGGCCGATGCTGCGCCCTGATTGCCTGTGGCATGATTCTCTTTTTCGGCGTTTGCGCGCTTGATCGCGTCCTCAAATCCGATTTGGTTCTTGACATATTCGATCTGCGCTTTCACGAGGCCGGGAACGCCAATCTCAGCTTTCAACGTCATTTTTTTCGCGACGATTTTACTATCATCCGATTCACGCTCGTCAGTTACTTCTTCGGCATCTGCCTCAAAGTACCGGCTTGCATTCGGTGCGTAGTGGTTCAACACATCGATAGGCTGCTCGCACGCGTGCAAACCTTCTTTGCATAGGTGCGGTTCACCGTCAAAAACAGCGGTTTCGCCCAGCTTGTATTGAAACCCGCGGCACTTCATATCCTTATCCGTGCCTTTATAAACTTTCATGTTGATCCTCCTGTTTCATCTTTCCCACCAGCCACAGCGGCGGGAACAAATAACGGTCTTCGTCCTCCGGCTCGTCCGGCTCGTACTCCGGCTCCGGAATGCTCAAGTACAGGTTTTCGCCGTCATATGCCATTCCGGCTCACCTCCTGGCGGATCAGCGCTTCACAGAAGCTCTGAACCGTAGAATAGCCCAGCTTTTTCAGAAGCCTGTCCAGCTTCTTAGCCTGATCATCCGTCAGCCGGAAATAATACCGGTTCGTCTTCTTCCTGCGCTCAACGCGGTTCTTTGGCGCGTCCATCGCCTTGATCGCCGCCGCTGCGTCGGGTTCTAGCCTGACACCGTATTTCTCCGGGTGTTCGCATTGCGAAAGCAGAACCTTATTAAACTTCGGGTAGTCGGCCCGATGTACCGCGTCGACGCAGGCTTTCGCACCATGTCGGACGCGGGAATCCGTTAAACTTGACATAGGTTCCTTTCTGCCCTATAATGAGGGCGACAATCGTTTTCCTTTCGGCCTCTGTCGCGTTGCCGCGCGGCAGGGGTCATTTCTTTATGCCAGCCCGTACAGCAGCGCTACGAGCGCGACGAAGCCAGTCACGACGCATTCATACGTCATTTCCGCCGTCCCGGCCATTGCGGCCAAGATCATTGCTGCGCCGCTCACCCAAAGGCACAGGCCCTTGACGATCCGCCGCGCCGCCTTGCGGGCCTCCGCTTCTTCCCGCAGCCGCTCCCGGCGCTCCTCAGTCGTTTCCTCCGGCTCATACCCGAGCCGCTCTGCAAGATTGGTTCTCATTCTGCTAACTCCTTCCTCCATACCGGGCTGTCCTCTCGGTTCACGCAGTAGCGCATGGTTTCCTTGAATTCCTCTCCTATTCCCCGCTGGCAGAACGCGGCATAAAATATGTTCAGGATTCGCGCGGCAGCAGCGCTCAGTTCCAGCGCGCTGCCGGATAGCGCAGATACCGTTTTTTTGCCGTCCATGCCGATCTCGACGTGTACCTTCCCGTTATCCATTGGTTTTCTCCTTCGCCTCCTGCATCCGCCTGACGAGCCGCGCCAGACGGGCGTTTTGTGTAACGAGCTTCTGCGCGTCCAGATCCAGTCCCTTTCGCTTCAGCCCGCCGATGATCTGCGCTACCTGGCACTCACACACCAGCGCCGCCTCAATCAGATCATGCAGCTCCTGCGCATCCAGCGTCAGGGTGTAGGTCTTCACTTCCGCCATGTTGCATCCTCCTTCTGTCCTCTCCTTTTTCGATTTCTGTTCGTTGCTTCGCAATTCGTTGCCGCTGCTTGGCGTTGCCCTGCTTGGCCTTTCCCCTGCTTTGCATTCGTTGCTGCGCCGTAGCTGCGCGTAGCCTTCGATGATTTGCCATGCCCCTGCATTGCTGGGCTATTCATTCCTTGCCTTTGCCGTTCTTTGCCACACTAAGCCAAGCCATTGCAGTTCATTGTATTCCTGAGCGTTTCCATGCTTTTCCTTTGCTGCGCCTATCCCCGCTAAACACTGCCGTTGCGCATCTACGCCCATCGGTACGAAGCAATTCCGTTGCCGTTCACCGCTGCTCTCAGCGACGCGCTTCCCTCGCAAGTCCCTGCGTGGCCTCACCCTTGCACTTAACCATTCAGAACCTCGTAGGTAAATCTGCCCTTGCCGGAGTTCCGCCACTGGCCGATGCCGCGTAGGCGGCCATACTCCAGCCATTCCAGGACTGCTTCCTTGTGCGCCTTTTCGTCGAGCATCACGATTTCAAGCTCGATGGAGCTGCCTGCCGGGATTTCCTCGGAGTTCGCAAGGCTGACGCGCTCCCCCTGTGCGGTCTGTGCACGAAGCGGCCTCTGACATTCTCCGACCTCGCCGTTGACCTCAATGGGAATCATGCGCGGCTCCACAAAGATCAGGCCGTCGATGATCTTCTTATAGGCTTTCAGCGCACTGGATTTCTTGGATTTCACGCGGGCAAGCATACCGCAGGCGTCCTTGAAAAAGCCTTTGACCTGATAATCGTACAGAATCGGCTGTCCGTCGGTACGCGGGAAAACGGTTTTTCCCTTTTCGGCGACAGCGTCCGCGCCCAGCGCTGCAATCTCATCCTCAATCGTGCTTGCGTCCGGGGCCTTGCTTGCGATAAAGTCCCGCGCAATGTTCTCGTTGCTCGGCCATGTGCCGAGAACCGGCTCCAAAAATGTTAATCTGACTTTCATTTGTTCCTCCTCATGCTCCGAGAAACCGCAAAAACGGCTCTCTCGGGATCTTCACTCTGTGCTTGCTTGTGCAGCAGACCGGAAAGCCCAGCTTTTCAGGCTGTTCCCTCGCCATCAAGCGAAGCCATTGCGGGTTACAGCCGAGCACCTGCGCCGCCTCGCTTGCGAGGATTGTGGGCTTTGACATTGCCCGGATATCGTCCAGCGTCATTTTTCCTCCTTTCTTCGTTCGATCACGGCCTTAACCGCGTCTTCCAAGCGCTTCCTCGCACCCGGCGGATTTCTTTTCCCGTTCAGGATCAAGGACAGATAGCCTTTTGTAAGTCCAAGCTCTGCGGCAAGATCGTCGTATGAAACACGCGCATTGTGCATTTTCCCGATCAGTACGCCTGTCCATTTTTCAGGCATATACACACCTCCATTCTGTTAAAATTGTTGACTGCAACGCCCCGGACGTGCTATACTGCCATTAGCCCTTTTAGGTAAATTCAGGAGGTGGTTGTCATGACCAAACTTTTGAACTTGCCAGTTCCAGACCAAAGAAACGGCGTGATGCGTTAGGGCAAGGGGCAGCGCCAGAACTGCCAAAGTGAGCGGCGCGTCCATAGAAGCGCAAGTTCGTTTTGTGTCAGGATAGTATTGCCGAGCCTGTGGAAAGAACTCTACCAATTCGGACGGATGCGAAGTAATGCAGCCGACCATCCTGTGCAGCGCGTTCTGGTAAACAACTCTGGGGAAACCCGCTCGTGAACGAACCACGGGCGGCTTTTCTTTTCGCCGCAGTCAACTTTTGAAATTTATTGTTGAAATTGTTTACTGTTTGTGCTACTATGAATTTGCGAGAAACACATTAGCATTGGCGCAAGCGTTGATTTGCTTGGGTCTTGTTTGTTGCAAACTTTTTCAACCACAAGGCAATAATACATCAAACATTCTCAACTGTCAACCGCTATTTGCAAACTAATTCAACTTTCGTCGTATTTAACAATTCCAGAGGTGTATTATTGTGTTTTATGACAACTTTGTTGCGCTTTGCGCTTCTGTAAACAAAACCCCTGCATACGTTGGCCGAGAACTCGGAATTGACAAATCAACAATAAGCTGTTGGAAAGCGCGGAAGACAAAACCCTCTGACGTAAATGCGCAAAAAATCGCCGACTACTTCGGCGTAACAGTAGAAGAACTGATGGGCAAAGGCATAAAAAAAGAGCGCCCCGCCGATGGCGAAGCGCTTATTCGTGACTTGCCGGAGGATATCCAGCAGATTATTCGGATTTGCATGAATCGTCCCGAGCTTGCATCCGCTCTATTAAATCTTGCGAAGCAGATAGAAAAAGATTGAGTTTTTCGGGCGTGAATCTTGATATAGTTTCCACCAATTCCTTGATTGTCACGGCTTCTTTTTCGTTCATTTCAGTTCCTATCTCCATTCTTCCAAATTCCGACGTTTATTTTTGTGCAGCTTCTACATTGCGGTTGCTGGTTCTAAGTGGTAATATGTAATTGTTTACAAACCATATAAGGAGTGCCGCATTGATGACTAAAAATGAATATATTGTGCAGTGCCCAAGATGCGGGGCAGAGTTCCCGGAACGGGAGAAGTTCTGCCCGCACTGTGACACGCCCAACCGAAAGATGATCTGCCGCTCCTGCGGAACGCAAATCAATGCAAGCGCCCGCGTCTGTCCGGAATGCGGCGCAAGAAACAAAAAGATGATTTCGGTTCAAAAAATCGCGATTCTTTCTGTTCCGTTCGCTGCCGTTGTGCTGGCAGTTGTCCTTATCGCATCAAAGCCCGCGAAGAAGCCAGCCGAGCCGATCAAGAGGCAGGAGCCGGATACAATCTCCGCATCGGAGTCGGCAAAGACGGAAGACGACGCACAGACCGGGGAAACGGCAACCACACCGATAACGGCTGAAAAAACATGGGGCAATAAGATCAAGCTCACGATCCCAGCCGACTTTATCGGCGAAGATGCGACGCAGCAGGCATTGGACGAAAAGGTAAAGGAAACAGACGGGCTTCTGTCTATAGAGCTGAATCCTGACGGCTCCGCGACCTACGTTATGACAGCGGAGCGACACAAAGAGCTTATGCAGGAGCTGGCGCAGAACATTGACGCCCAGCTTGCGGACATGGCCGGTTCCTCTGACTACCCAAACGTCATTTCCGCCGAAGCGTCCAGCGATTACACGTCCTTTACTGTAACGCTTTCTACTGATGTGGTTGGGCTTCAGGACTCACTCCTTACACTGGCATTTTATATGTACGGCGGTATGTACAACGCATTCAACGGAACTCCGGTCGACAACGTGTGTGTGCAGTTTGTAGACCAGACCGGCAATGTGCTGGAGGAAGCGAACTCGAGGGACGCACAATAAATTCAGTGCAGGATTCTCGGTTCCCGCCGCTCGTCCTGCTCCCGGCCTACGTCCGCGACGCAGGCAAACAGGAGCGGAATACCCTTGATGTAATCCACGCTGACGCTATGCACATCCGTCAGCTTTGCCCCGTCGACCGTCACGTCGACTCTCCCATTGTTTACCCGGATGTTGATGCACTCCATATTTTTTCCTCCTGTCATTTATTATAGAACGATTGTTCTAAAAATCAACATGGTATTATGAACAAACAGACCGCGTTATTTTTGGGAATCAGGAATCCAATGGTGTACAGTTTATGGGACTGATGATTTGATATAAGATTCGGTTTGCCCGGCCCCATCGTATCTGGAACATACGGTGGGGCCATTTCAACAGATGCCGGATTCAGGAACTATCTGCTACGTTTTCATTGTACCAGATAATGTTTGTAAGAAAAGCCCGATTTTTGCGTTTTCTTCTCATAGTTTGCGTTTTAACACGGAGAATGTAAGAAATAACAATACAATCTGCGATTGGAGGCGCACCAATGTCCGCAATACAGGAACTCGCGCCGTTTATCGGCGCGTATCATGGGAGAATCAGAAAAGCGAAAGATCAAAGCGGAATGACGCTGGAAGAGCTGTCGGAAAAGTCTGGGGTTTCCTTCTCTACCGTGAGCCGATTATATGCTGGAACACAAGCGGATCCACGGCTTTATAACTCGGCCGCAATATGTAAAACGCTTGGTCTGTCGCTCGACGAGCTGTTCGGCCTTGAAAATTTCGTCGGAAGCCCGGAAAAGCTGACCAAGCAGATCCATCATGTCGAGCTTGAAAACGCCAAGCTGGAGGCAGCAACAGCCCTACAGAGCGCGCAGATAAGGTCTACACATACAATGTGTTACGTTCTCGCCCTATTTTGCTTGCTGCTCTCCTTTACCCTGATTGCCTGCCTTGTAACGGATGCGCAGATTCGGAACGCAGGCCTCATTCGCGATGGAGATTTGTCCGTAACCGCATGGGCGTGTATCGCCCTGATCGTAGGTTCAGTTCTGGCTTCGGCAATTACTTTCTACGCGATTCGAAAAGAACGTGGAGGGAAACATGGAGTGCATCAAGTGTAAAAAAGAAATCCCAGACGGCGCGCCCTACTGTTGCTGGTGCGGAAAAAAACAGGAAGCGCGGCGAAACCGGACACGCGGGAACGGGCAAGGAAGCGCTTACCAGCGAGGGAAGACGTGGACGGCGCGTTGGACAGAAAGAACTTACCTAGATGAGAACGACAAGCTTCGGCAAAAGATGCGAACAAAAGGCGGGTTTACATCAAAGCGCGCCGCCCTCCAATATGCCGCAAACCCTCCGAAGGAAGAGCAGCGAAGCCCCACCCTTAGAGAATACTACAAAACATATCTGCGTGGGGATTATCTATCCTTATCGGCTGATCGTCAGGGCGCGGCGGAAAAGGCCTTCGAGCGCATGAGAGAAATCGTCGACCGTGAGATCGACGCGCTTACCATCGCGCAGATACAGGATGTTATCGACCGCAACGCCAACACCTATTACACACGGAAAGATATGAAAACCGTCCTCTCCCACTGCTATAACCTCGCAATCGCAGAAAAGCAGACAACCGTGAATCTTGCAAAGTACATAAAGCTTCCGGAATTGGAAGAGAAGTCGCCGGAACCGTTTACCGACGCCGACGTAAAAAAGCTATGGGAAGCGTATGCAAAAGACCACTTTATTGGGTTTATTTTAACGATGATTTATACCGGCATGATGCCCGGTGAGCTTCTGAAACTCAAGAAAGATATGATTGACTTTGAAAAGAATGAGATCGTCCGAGGCGGCATAAAGACAAAGAAGCGGAAGGAAACGCCTATGGTATTCCCGGATTTCGTTGCGCCGGTGCTGCATGAACTATGCGAAGAAAGCAAATCGCGCGTCGGAAATATCTGCTGCATAAACAAAGATAATTTTTACAAGAGATATTATGAGTGTTTGGAGCTCGCCGGAGTGCAAAAGCTACCACCTTACTCATGCCGCCATACAACCGCTACAGCCCTCGCGATGAAAAACATCGACCCGTTTACGATCAAGGAAATCATGCGCCACACGAAGATAACGACTACCCAACGGTACGTACACCCGGACATGAAAGGCATGGTCGATGCCGTAAATCAGTTGCAAAACGACTCGACAGAGTGAATTATGTATGCTACAAAATATGTTACAAACGCCAATTTCCCCAGTGTTTTCAATGGGTTTTTCTCCCCTGCTAAGGGAGTAGGCGTCTAAAAAGCGCGCGAGAGTTCAAATCTCTCCTTCCGCGCCAGAAAAACCTTGAAAACATCTGTTTTCAAGGTTTTTCTTTTATCAATTTTCCGCTGCTTCAAGCGGTTCGGGCGTCCAGAATTCCGTGTGGCGGCTGCTTTGGCCGGGGTGCGAGTCCCGCAAGCTCTACGGCGATCATCTTCCCACTGACCACGTGCTTGCCCGCCAGCTGTGCGGTGCCGCCGCAGCCGCAGCCCTTTGTTTTTTGCACGCAGGCCAGTTCTGTGGTAGTATAAACAAAACGTTCAGAAGGACGGGATCAGAATACTGGTGGCAATCCTTGCGGCGATTCTGCTGATGGCCGCATATTTTCTCGTTTTGTACGGCGGCGTCGGCTTTATTCAGGATAAGCGGTTCTTTTCCTCCGCACCGAAGGAGAATCTGAACGCGATCCCGGACAAAAAAGAGCGGTTCCGCGGGGCGCACATCATCGGCTGGATCATAGAGGGGATCGCGGTCCTGCTGTTTCTGGCCGCAGCCGTTCTTGCCGCGTGGGACGGAGTCCGAAACGGCTTTGGATTTTTCCGCTTCTTTGGCCGGTATCTTATCATGCTCTATTGCATGGAGCTCTACGATATTCTCTTTTTCGACTGGTTCCTGCTCTGCCATTCAAACTTCTTCCCGCATTTTTATCCCGAGCTGAAGGGCATCGTAGGGCCGCATATGTTCGGCTACAATAAAAGGACGCACATCCTGCACTTCCTGCTCTATATCCCCCTCTGCGCCGTGATCGCAGGGATCTGCATGATTTTTTAAACACCCCTGCGCCGCCCTGTCATACCGGCGATTCGCCGGTATGTTTCTCGCAACTTTTCTGCACCTTCCGCTTGACAAGCAGGAATATCTGTGGTAATATATCCGAGCAGTTGAAAGACTGCAAACGCGCGAGTGGTGGAATTGGCAGACTCGCTAGATTCAGGTTCTAGTGTCCACTCCGGACGTGCGGGTTCAAGTCCCGCCTCGCGCACCATGATTGCCGAACACTATAGATGAAATGGCAAAAAAGCCAGTCATCTCAAGGGGTTCGGCAATTTTTTATTCTCAAAATTCTTTGGTAACTCCATAGATGAAATCGTGGTTGGCAGAGGTTCAAACAGGATTTGAACCTCTGTTTTTCCATATTCAAGCGGATTTTCAGTGGCAGCGCCCTTTTTCAGAGGGCTGCGGCGTGGATTTCAGAAAAATCGAAGAAAAATCTTTCACAAAGTTATGGGCGCTGGATTGTTGGTTTTCACGAACCAAGTCCAGCGCCTTTTTTGCGCTCAAAAAGGGCGCTGAGAACGGAGGTGTATTGTATGTGCGAAGAAAACACATCGCAGAAGGAAAGATTTCTGCAAGAGGTGGAACAGAAGCTCCTGCGCAAGGAGCTGGACGTAAGGCTGTTGGAAGACGGCCTGATCTACGTCAGATGGAATGAGAAGCCGCTCTGCTCGGTTGACAGAGACGGTATCGTCCGGTTTAGACCGGCAG